CTAAATCTAATTCTTTTATCTATCATTATCGTCTTCCTCCAGAATGTATATCTAATCTAAAAGTTCCTAATTTCCAACTAGTATCAACTGCTGTGTTAGATATTGTAAGAGCTATAGCTCTTGCTCTAGCTCGTGTGTCTACTTTTTGTGTGCTTGATGTTACTGTAAATGGTCCAAGAGATGAACTTATTGCAGTGTCACTAGGGTAGTCTCTTAAATCTAATTGTATAATTGCGTTTCCTTGTTGAGATATAAAATCAGGAATAATTCTACTAACTCTCATAATGTTTTCACCATCACCCCTAAGGTCAGCCATGTTTGTAGCAGCTCCTCTAACAACTTTTTGTGTAATATCGTAATCACCAGATGTAATATTAGCAGGTATTGCAGTTGTGCTTCCTCCAGCTTCTAATTGATTGACTCCTGTTTCATGTTCAAAATAAGTTGTAATACCATCAGTATTACCTCTTACGTCAAAAGATGTATCAACACTTGCATTGTATTTAGTTCCATGTGGTAAACCAAATACAGATGAATCTTGCCATGTTGTTCTAGGAAATAAACTATTTGCATTTGTAAACCATATAGGTCGTTTAGCTGTTGAATCTAAATAACTGTAAGTAACAGCTCTATTAATTACATTAGATGTATTCGTCGGATAGAACCAAGTAATTTCACCAAACAAGTTATTAATTCCTGCATATATTAATTGATTAGATACTAGATTTAAATCATTATAAACAAAGTCTTCAACTAAACAATCCATAGATTCTAGTTTACCAGTGTATCTAAAGAAACCATTTTCTGACATCCAGTACGCAGCACCATCAACTTCAACGGCTGCATTCTGTCCTATCAATCCACAGTTTGTACCAACTTGTTCAAAAGCAAATGTAAAAGGAGTTCCAACAAATCTCATAGTAAACAAAGATGTATCAGTCCAAATGTATATAGCATTTCTACCAAGGGTAGCACCCATGATCCGTGATCCGTCGGCCAGTCTTTGTGTACCAGCACTATTTTCAGCTGTGGGTGTGTAGTCATTAATATTTTCTTGAGAAGAAAATCTTATAAACATATCGTCTTGTGTTGTTTTATCACCAATAGTTGTTTCTGTTCCAAGAAACACTAAGTGACGATCGGGAGTTGACACTAACATATCACGTGACGCTGTTGGTGCACCTGATATAATTGTGGCTCTGTTTGATGTTGCATTAAGTGCATCACCATCCCATTCAAAACACTCTCCATTATGTATTAATGCTATAAGTGTACTTCCTAAATTATCCAAGGACCATAAACCAGGGTCTGTTACTTGGTCTGTGTTAGCTGCTGGTGAACCCCAACCAGTCCATGATGTTGTGTTTGTAACTGTAGCACCATTTAAATGAGTAGCAGCTGTTGTGCCTCTTGCTGCTCTTCCAATACCGGTTAATTTGTTACCTGTAATTCCTGTGTAAGATATTTCTTCAGTGCCTATTTGTACATGGTTAGTACCAGATGTAGGAAAACCAGTCACTGATGTTAATGTAATTTCTGTAGCAGAACCATTGTTTCCTCCTGATGTACCAGTTATAGCTCCATCTAAAGCACTAGTTGCAATTCCTAAAACGGTACCACCCCACAACGATATACCCCAACCAAACGCTCCTATTTGTTCAGCTGGACCTACATGATAATATTGAAAAAATTTAACACTTCCAGAAGTAGTCGCACCTGAACCTGATTCATTGCTGTCCATTGTAATGGTTAATGTAGAACTAGTAGGTACGCTAGTTACCATGTATTTTATACCATCAAAATCTGCGGCGCTATAATTAGAATTAGTTGCAGCTGAAAAATCACTAAATGCTATAATGTCTCCTGCTACAAAACTATGTGATGAAGGAAAAGTTATAGTAACTTCTTTTTGTCCGTTAGTAGTTGTAAAACAATTTGATATAGTTGTGCCTGATGGATTAACTAGTGGGTGTATGTCATAAAATACTCCACCAGAATATACATATAAAATTCTGTTTGTGCCTATAGCTGCAAATTTAGTAGATGATTTGTTTACAAAGTGATGCAAACCTCTAGCAGCACCTGTAAGTTTTGACTCACCTAATTGACTCCAACCACCTATTTTTTCTGGTGTACCATATCTAAAACGTACATTTTCCCCGCCTGTCCATTGGGACTCAGCGCCGGTAGATGTAACTTGTTTATTGAATCCGGGTAAAAAACCTAGTTTTTGTAACATATAAAATCCTGTTTATTAGGTGTTATATTAGATTGTAGTTTATTTCAATAGATTTTAATCTAACGTTTTATTATATAAAACCAATTAGATCATCTAAATGTAATAACTCCTATTATTCTATGCCCTTGTTTTGGAAACACAGCATAGTGTGGAAACCTATCAAAACATATGCCTTTATATTTTTCAGGTACAATTGTTTTTAAAATTGTAGCATGTGTGTGATCTAATATAACAGTGTGTGATTTTTTATCTAAACAATCATTAAAATAAACAATCAACTGCTTGTACGGATATTCATGGTCCATATGTATAGGTGATTTATCCGAACCGTTGTTATAACTAAAATTTATACATGCTCTTAACATTTCATTAAACTTTATATTATTTTTATAACAAAAATTAATTAATATTGATTCCATTTCCGGTAATGTATTTAATGGTTTATAATTTTCTGTTCTACGTTCTGGTCTTTCTAAAGTGTTATGTACTAGTTGAGAGTTGTAATCCCCCGGCACACAATGAACACGATACATGTATGGAAAATTATTATTTAAAACAGTATTTTCTATAAAGTCTTTGTTCCTTTGAGATAAAAAATTATTGTCTTCAATAAATTTAAACATCATGGTCTTTTCTTGTACCAAGCAGGCAACCCTAAAAATGGTCTCCTGTCATATAAATTTTCTTCAGCTGTTGTTGAGCCCGTTCTATTATAATGCAAGAATACTTGAGCACAATTATCTCCAGTAAATTTTTCTCTCCAATGTTCTAAATCACAACCAGAATAGATTAACATGTCGCCTGGTTTAAGATTAATTTCAACTCCAACATTACCGTCACCACCTGTCGGGTCTAGGTATATAGGCCATTCTTCTCCTCCTAGATTTAAAGTAGTAGATACCTCACAACTAAATCTATCTTTATGTCTTTTAAGTACATCACCTTTTTTATATATTCTAGCATAAGAATAAGTTTCACTTAATTTTAAATCCGTATGTTTTTCCATAATAGGTTTTACTTCTTGTAGTAAAGTTTCCATTGCAGGGTCTGCATAATGAGAATATGTGTTTGGAACATGTGGATCGTTAAAGACACCTAAATGACTTGCGTAAGGTGATATATATTTATCGTCAAGTAAATATTTTACTACCTTTCTTTTATTTAAAAAATATCTGTAAACAAAGTTAGCTAGTTCTGGTGAAACAACATTTTTTAAAACGGTATATTTATTATCTTTAAAACTCATTGGAAAGGTCTCCCAACACACCATACAACTAAACTGTATCTTGTTCCTTTAGTAACTGGTTTTACTCTATGCCACATATGAGACGGAAATACTATTACAGTTCCTTTTGCTTTACAATCGTCGGCAGCGATGATTCTTTTGTTTTCAGGTGTTGTTAGATCAAACTCTAGTTCACCACCCTCGTAATCTTTTCCATCCGTTAAATTAACTGTTACAGAAAGTTTTCTAATTTTTCCTGTAAAGTTAGAACCATTTGATTTATCATAAGGTTTTTCCCAACTATCACAATGCCAATCATAATATTGATTAAGTTTATATTTTGTAAATTGACATGCTTCAGCCCAATCCCATTCAAAATTCCAGCCAGCATTTTGATTAGCAGATCGTACAAAACCTAAAATTTCTTGGTATATCCATGTATCATTTAACCAAGCAACATTAGAGTCTCTTTTTTCTTTTAAATTTAATAATTCTTTTTGAGTTAATTCTTCAGGTTTCTTTTTTAAAGTTGCACCTGTTAAAGCAAGTTGTTCTTCTTGTGAATTACCATATTTAATAATATCATCACAAGTTTTTTCTCCTATTGCTTTCTTAAAATACCAAAAACTATTTTCTAATTGCATTATAACTTTAGTTATATATTTTTTTATTTAAATATTCAATTAAACTAGGACTGTTTTTATAAAACTCATGCCATTTTTTTTTATTGTCGTTTAAATTTTGAGTAGAAAAAAACCATTTGTTTTCCCAATATTTATTGTCTGTATTTTTTGACAACCATTTAATAGTATTAAACTCCGTAGGTCCATAGTTCATTCCTGCAGTAATACAATGAAGACCTCCTTTTGTATTAAATCTATATTCTTCATCTCTTGATAAAGCAAGTTTACTCATGTCACTAAAAAAATCTGTTTTTAGATTTATTAAACTTTCTGACCAGTTCTTATTTAAATTATTCTTCCAATATGGGGTATCATCTCTATGAGAAAGAGCATAATGTAATGCTACAAATTCAGCAAAAGATTTAAAAAATTTCTTACACTCAAAAGTAAAGTTATCTTTATCCCATTGTGAAACTTTATCTCTATTTAAATTTCTAATTAAAAAAAATAAAAATTGATGTACTGATAATAAACCATTACTTTCTAATGGTTCAATAAAACCAGCTGATAAACCTATTGCAACTACATTCTTAACCCATAGTCTTTTATGTATACCTACTTTCATTTTAATTTTTTTAAATTCTAAATCATCTCTACCTAAATATTTTTTAAATTCTTTTAAAGCATCGTCATCAGATATAAATTTATCAGAGTATACATAACCTGTACCTATTCTTGACCATAAAGGTATGTTCCATATCCAACCGTTATTGTAAGCCGTACAATCTGTATAAGAAACTAATTGTTTTTCTTTGTTTGTGTAAGGAAGTTTAGTTGCCCAAGCTGAGTTATTAGGTAGTAGATGCTCATAAGACTCAAAAGGTTCTTTCAAAGTTTTTTTTAATAATAAACTTTTAAACCCAGTACAATCTATATACAGACTTGCTTTATGTTTTTTATTTAATGAAACAATACCTTCTTCATCTTCTTCTATAGAATCAATATTTTCAACAATATGTTTAACACCTTTTTTTAAACACATTTCTTTCTTTAACCAATTAGCAAACATACTAGCATCAAAATGAAAAGCAGAATCTCTTGTTACATTTTTTTCAGATATTTTATTTTGTTTAACTAAAGACATAGATGGATAGAAACAATCTGCATAATCGCTATTAGGTGTTTCAGGATGTATAAATTTTTTAAACCACCAATCATTAAATCCAGTAGCAGTGTTTTCAAGATTATAATCTCCTAGAGGATAATGAAAACTTTCACCTTTTTTATAAAAATCATTAAATTTAATACTTAATTTATAACTACCATTTGAATTAGATAGTAAATCTTTATCACTTATTCCCATAAATGAAGTCCACTCTCTTATTTGACCTAGAGTGCTTTCTCCAACTCCAACAGTATTAATATCTGGAGATTCAATTACCGTTATGTTTTTTGTAGGGAATATTTTGATAAGGGTAGAAGCGGTCATCCATCCAGCGGACCCACCACCCAAAATTATTATGTCCTCAATATCCAAGAAGCTCCGTCCCATTTTACTTCAATTGACGTTTCTGATTCAGATGCAATTTGAGTAAAGCCGTACCATTCTAAAGTAGATTCATTCCATTGTGGAATTACTGTTTTTGTTTCGTAAATATATTCACTTGGAAGTGCTGTAGGCGCTTCCCATAAATGTGTAGTATAGTTGTAAACATAACTAGCATAAGGTTGAGCCGGTAAAAATTCATCATTACTTGAATCGTATGTAAATCCGGGACCAGCATAGTTTCCTCTAAAAGGAGTACCACCATTTTTATGTTCACCATCTACTGTATTATAAGATGTTCTTTTCCAATAAGTATTAGGATAATTATTGCCAAAATCTATTAAAAGAAGAGGATCGTTAGGTATGTTAGCTTGAACCCAGTTTTCAGCTTCTACAGAATTTTCTCCAAAAGAAGAAATATCATCGTCGTTAATTACAACTGTTCTAATTACTTCGTTGTTATCTGTTTTTATTTCTGAAAAATGTGCCATTAGTTTACCCACTGTCCTGCTTTTACAAAAGTGTAAACTTCATTTATTGTCCATACACCAGTTGCACCAGTCACAGCATCTACTGCTGGTTCTTTAATTACAACTCTTCCAGAGCCACCTGATCCATTAGTTTTAGTTGGTGGTTGTGCTTGACCAGTTCCACCGCCGCCACCGCCGCCAGTATTTCCCGATCCGCCACCTGATCCTCCAGGTCCTCCGCCTCCAGGTCCTCCTGACCCAGAACCGCCTGAGTGACCAGCGCCACCGCCGCCACCTGAATAAACTCCGCTAGTTGGTCCATATATAGGTCCAGGTTGAGGTCCAAGAAAAGGTACCACAGGTCCTCCAACTCCGCCAGGTCCAGCATTACCAGAACTACCGACACCGCCGAAACCTCCGCCACCTCCAGACCAGTCACCACCGAAAGCACCGTTTCCTCCGTTTTGACCTTCGGGAGGAGTAAAGCCACCAGCATTTCCAGACCCACCGGGTCCTCTAGTAGGACTACCTGTACATCCTCCGCCACCACATCCACCTGGATGTGGGCCGTCTCCTGTATTGCTTCCTGCACCACCACCTGTTCCGGTGTTGATACTTCCTATAGTTGTATTACTTCCATTTCCTCCGTTACCGGATCCTCCACCGCCAATAGTTACTGCGTGTGAACTTCCGCCTGTAACGGGTGTGCTTGTATTTACGTGAACTCCGCCACCGCCACCAGCACCACCAACGTTTCCGTTAGGATTGTTTCCACCACCGCCACCGCCTATAGAACAACATATGATTGAAGAAGAATAGGGGGCTGCTGTAAAAGTACCAGGACTTGTAAACCCTGTTACAATTTCACTTTGAACTTGACTTTCAATTGGATCATTATCTGGTCCGATAACTCCGCCGTTTGTATCGCCTGCACTATTCGCCATAGTCTAGACCTCCTTATGCGTCGTCTAATACTTCGTATGATACAAAACAATCTAGATCACCCGATGCACTAGCTCCGCCTTTTAAAATATCACCTTCCATTAGATAGATAGGATTAGTTAATAAAAGTATAGTTGAGTCAGCTGGGACTGCGATTGTTTTTGCTAGGTAAACTGTTGCGTCTGCGCCAGTGCCTGCAAAACCTGTTGCACCTGAACCCATACCATCAACAAATATATCTACGTTTGCTGAACTTGAACCGTCAACATTTGCGATAGATATTTGATTTATTTTTACAATTTTGTCTGCTGCTACTGTTGCTAAAGTAGCTGTTAAAGTGTTACTTAGATTAAAACCTAAGTTACCACCTAAGATTGTTGCTACGTTTACTATATTTGGGTTTGCCATAATTTTTTATTCCTCTGTGTTATTATTACCCGAAAACTATTGCCATTGCAATAGCTTTTCCTGTTGATATACCAAAAGTTGATGTTGCTGTCCACTGTGTATTTCCAGATGCATCTGCTGTTACTAAAGCAAAATCAGATCCGCTCGCTACAGCTGCTGGTAATGTTACAGTGTAAGATGATGAAACTGTTGCAGGAGCGTCAATTCCTATATATTCTCCACCTGTATTATCCCCTAATCTTAAATCACCTTCTGCTGCAATAGTTAAATGACTTCCATCAAAAACTAAATTAGCTGAAGCACCAAAAGCTCCTGAATTATTAAATTGAACTTGTGTGTTAGATCCTGCTGGAGTTGATACAGTATCTATTTCAATTTCAAAAACACCTGTGTTAGTTGCCACACCATCTACATAAATAATTTTCCAAGTTTTATCACCTGTTGCCCAAGTAACTGTTGCACCTGAACCTGATGCAGCTTTAAGTTGTAATGTTTCTGCATTAGAAGTGCTGTTTTTAATAAAATAAAAATTTTCTGTAAGAAGAGGTAATGTTAAAATTCTTGATCCTGTAAGAGCACCCGTTAATTCTATAACTCTTTGTTGAGCAGTACCTGTTAAAGCACCGTCTGCTATTGTTAAAGCTGTAGTTCCTGATCCTGCAACAGCTAAAGATAAATATCCACCTGTAAGTTGTTCTACAAGACTTAAGTTTGCGTTAGTTTTTGTTCCCCAAGTACCAGCATTTTCGCCGGTTGCCATTAGCTCTAAGCCAAGATCTGTGAATGTTGATGCCATAATTTAATCTCCTAAATTATTTTATTTATATTGTTTATTTAATACTAAGTCAAACATTAGTTTGCTGTTTTTCTTGTGTACCCTGTACTTGTTTTAGGTGTTTTTGTTGAATATCCCGTGCTAGTTTTAGGAGTAAGTCTTCCATAATATTTAAGAATTAATCCTGCAGCATTAACACTAGATGTTGCTGATTGTCCTGTTAATCCTATAGACATTTCTGTAGGAGATATAGTTCCTGTTGCTGATGTAGCACTGACCCCGGTTAATGGAACTCCTATTCCAACTGTTAAAGATCCTACAGAAGATGTTGATTGTACTCCTGTTAGTGTAAATACTTGTGTTTCAGTAATAGTTAAATCGCCAACACTTGATGTTGATAACACGCCTGTTAATCCTATAGACATATTATCTGGAGAAATTGATCCTACAGAAGATGTTGATTGTACTCCTGTTAATGGCACTCCTAATCCAATACTCAAAGATCCTACTGAAGAAGTTGATTGTACTCCTGTTATTGGTTCCGTGCTTACACCAAAAGTTAAACCTAAAGTATTTACTGAAGAAGTTGCTTGTACTCCTGTTATTCCTATAACATCAGCAGGTGCTATTGCACCCTCAGAAGCAGTAGAACTTAATCCATTTAATTGAACTAATTTATTAAATGAATCTCCATAAGGTTCTTCACCCCAACCATTTCTACCCCAACCAACCAAAGTACCTGCGTTATCAAAACTTCCAAGTTCTGTTTGTGATTGTACTCCTGTTGGACTTACAACGGATGTTAAATCTAATGTAAGTGAACCAATTGCCGTAGCTGCTTGAACTCCTGTTAATTCTGCAGTAATAATTTGACTAGCTACAGGAGTACCTAGACTAGAAGTTGCTTGTTGTCCCGAAAGTTCTACGGCATAATCTACACCCCAACCAGAATTACCAAATTCTTGTCTACCCCAACCTTCAAAGTTAAAAGCTTCTACGCTTCCTACTGATGAAGTTGCTTGTACACCTGTTATATCAACTGTAAATGTGTTATCGCCATACTCAAGTTCACCCCAACTATTTCTACCCCAACCTTCTATATTAAAAACTTCTGTGAGTTCTCCAAGTTGTGAAGTTGATTGTACACCTGTTAAAGTAATTACAATTTCAGTTTGAGTACCGTAAGTATTCTGTCCCCAGGTTGTGCCGGATTGGTTCCAAGTGTTAGACATAAGGAGTTACTCCTTATGCTATACGAAGAATTGCGTTAGATGCGTCTGCTGCTGGAAATTGAATTGTAAAAGTTCCACTTGATACTGTTTTGTCTCCACCAAATGCAATTGCACAAACTGCTCTGTCAGCATTTGTATCGTTATATATTAAACAACCATTAGCTGTAAATGAAGCAGAAGTAAAAGATACGTCTGCAAAATCACAACACGCAGTATCCGTTGATAATGCAGGAGTCACACTTGTAAGTGCAATTCCCCCAGCACTATAAGCTGATCCTGATGTGTTTGAAATTTCGTTTGTATCGCTATAAGCTGTCGTTGTTTT